CAAAGATGTTTACAAACCTCGGTCTAGACAGCACACCCGAAGAATACGCTAAAGCCCGGGAAATAGAAAACGAAAGACTACAGCGAATTCGTAAATTCGACCCAGAGAAAATTGATAGAATGCTAGTGAAATGATGTCGACAAAACAACAAGCAATAAGCCTCATCTTCATTTGAATGCTAATTTAATGTAGAGCACGAAAAAATAATTAAATGGCTAAACTAAAAGAAGTTGAAGGCTATGATGATTCGGTAATTAATATCTGCACAGACGACACCGAAGGTGAAATCATAGAACTCGCCGGTCTATACATACAACTGCCCAAAGTTCCCAATACGGGAACTATTTTGTTTTCCGACCTCCCGAAAAAGGAACAGTGTTGGAAAAGGATATCCATGCCCCAAGAAATGTCTAGGATAAGATCGATGGACGAATGGCTAGAGATGCCTAAAGAATTTAGAGCGAGGTACCTGCCGTACATACAACAAGAATTTCAGCGTAGAAACAATGGGGTATGGTTCATGAATAACGGCATACCGACCTATATCACAGGAAGACACTATATGATGCTTCAATGGTCCAAGCTCGATATCGGATACCCATACTTCCTCGACTTTCAACGTAAACTGTTCATACATCAAAAAGCATGTGAGGTAGACCCTAGGTCACTGGGGCAAGTATACACCAAGTGCCGCCGATCAGGATATACCAACATGAGCGCCTGCACACTAGTAGATGAGGCAACACAAGTAAAAGAAAAACTATTAGGACTACAGTCCAAGACCGGGAAAGACGCCCAAGAAAATATCTTCATGAAAAAGATCGTCTCCGTGTTCAAGTCCTACCCATTCTTCTTTAAGCCCATACAAGACGGTACCACCAACCCACGCATGGAACTTGCCTTCCGTGAACCCGCGAAAAGAATCACCAAGAAAAATAAAACGTCACAACAAGGGGAGGCACTCAACACCATAATCAATTGGAAGAACACAACCAACAACGCATACGATGGGGAAAAACTACACATGCTCTACCTCGATGAGGCCGGGAAGTGGGAAAAGCCTACCGACATACGAGAGGCATGGCGCATACAAAGGACCTGTCTGATCGTAGGGCGTAGAGTAATTGGTAAGTGCCTAATGGGTTCCACCGTAAACCCAATGAACAAAGGAGGGAAAGAATACAAAGAACTGTGGCAAGACTCCTCCCCATACCAAAGAAATAAAAACGGGAGGACTAGATCAGGACTCTACAGGATATTTATACCCTCATACGAAGCACTCGAAGGATTCTTCGACATCTACGGCAACCCCGTAATCGAAGACCCGGAACAACCCGTCAAAGGAATCGACGGAGAAGATATAGAAATCGGAGCAAAGACCTTCCTAAAAAATGAGCGCGAATCCCTAAAGAACGACCATTCAGAACTTAACGAGGTCATCCGACAATTCCCCTTTAATGAGGATGAAGCCTTCCGAGACAGTATACAAGGCTCACTGTTTAACCTCACGAAGATATATGAGCAAGTAACACACAACGACAACCTCTTCCCAAACCCCATCGTACGAGGAAACTTCGTGTGGGAGAACGCCGTTCAAAATACAAAGGTTATATTTACCCCTGATATTAACGGGCGGTTTCATATCTCATGGCTCCCCCCAGCCGAGATGCGAAACAACATGGTTATCGAGCGAGGTATCAAGAAACCTGGAAATGCTCATATCGGTGTTGGTGGGGTCGATAGTTACGACCTCGATGCTACGCTTGATGGTAGAGGCTCTAAAGGCGCGATGCACCTTTATAATAAATTCAACCTCGCCTGCCCTTCTAATATGTTCGTCGTTGAGTATGCCTCAAGGCCACCACTAGCAAAAATATTTTATGAAGACGTACTCATGTGCGCCGTATTCTACGGGTACCCACTACTGATCGAAAACAACAAGTACGGCATCGTACGGTATTTCGAGCAACGCGGATACGACGGATACATCATGGACCGCCCTCAACACCTTACCTCAACATCCGCCAAGGTCAACGTAAAAACAAAGGGGATACCATCAAACTCCGCCGATGTTATCCAAGCACATGCTCAAGCCGTAGAAGAATACATACACAACTATGTAGGGACCAACGACAACGACGGGTCAATGGGGAACATGTACTTTTCCCGGACCCTCGAAGATTGGATAGGATTTAAGATCGATAACCGCACAAAATACGATTTAACAATTTCAAGTGGACTTGCTTTATTGGGCGCTCAAAAAGTCAAACAAGAAAAGAAACAGGCGGACTTTAGCGAGAAGAAATTCTTTAGAAGATACAAACTTTAACCCCCGTAGATTAAAGCTTTATTAATCAGTATATTTGCATATTAACTATTATCTCACGAAATGTTTGATAATCCTCAAGAAAACGAAAGGTACGGAAGTTTCCCTGATCCACTAGCATCCCCAGAAATTAAGGGGAGTAACGCCTATGGATTAAAATACGCAAAAGCAATAGAAGGACAATGGGGCAGCTCGGATGACGAAGGCTCCCTATACTACCGTCGTAAAAAAGAATTTGAGACCAACCGCGATTACGCAAACGGTACGCAAGATACCTCTAGGTACAAGCAAATCTTAAATTCCCTAGACCCCAACAATGGGGACGGTACCCTCCTAAACCTCGACTGGTCACCCGTGCCTATCATCCCGAAGTTCGTGAAGATCGTCGTAAACAAGATTCTATCTGCCGACCCCTACCCAAACGTGGAGGCCGTAGACCCACTTTCACATTCGGAGAAAGACAAAAAGAAAAATAAAATTAAGGCTCAAATCATGACCCGCGAATTCCTCCTTAAAGCAAAGGAGATGGGCGTGGACCTTGATGTGGACCCCAACGAAATACCAGAAAGCCTCGAGGAGGCCGAGATATTCCTAGACACCAACGTAAAAACAGAAGCCGAGGTCGCCGCTCAACTAGCGACAAAGATGACCCTGGACTGGAACAACTTCCACGACACCACATACCGAAGAGCCGTCACCGACCTGGTAACAAATGGGATGGCCGTGGTCAAGAGGAACAACGACCCAAACTATGGGATTGTAGAAGAGTATGTAGACCCTTCCTACTTCATACACAGTTATACCGAAGACCACAACTTCGACGATATGGTATATGCCGGCCACATCAAGCGCATCACCATACAAGAACTAAAAAGACTTGCCGGGGATCAGTTCTCCGAAGAACAATACGAAAACATTGCCCGCACAGTACGCAACAGGTTCCAAAACAATCCTAGTAGGCTAACACACTCCTACTACGATAAGAACCTACAACGCGCAACATACGGATACGACGAATACTTTGTTGAGGTCCTCGACTTCGAATTCCTCTCCGTTGATAAGATGTTCTTTGAAGAAAAGGAAACACGCCACGGACATACCGGGTTCTACTTCAAAGGGAATGAATACAAGGCACCCGCGGAAAGTATCTACGACCGTCAGCCATATTGCATGACCAACACCACCTTATATGGAGGATGCTTTGTGATAGGCACCAAGTATGTATTCAACTATGGACTAAAGAGAAATATACCGAAGAACATCCACGACATCACAAAGACACGGTTGTCCTACAACGTCATCTCGACAAACCTTCGTCGCATGATGCCAAAGTCCCTAGTGAGTGGAATCATAAGCTTCGCCGATCAGTTGCAGTTGTCACACCTCAAACTACAACAAGCCATCGCCAAAGCAAAACCCGATGGCCTGATCATAGACATCGAAGGACTAGAGAATGTACAACTCGGAAAAGGAGGGGAACTACAGCCGCTAGAACTTCAAGACATCTACGAACAAACCGGGGTCTTCTACTACCGATCGAAAAACCCGGAAGGTGGATTCCAAAACCCACCGGTACGAGCTATCGACAACAGCATCCGCAACATCAATGAACTCATAGGTATCTACAACCATAACCTACGAATGATTCGTGATGCTACAGGAATCAACGAAGTGATGGACGGAACATCACCTAAAGGAGACCAACTCGTAGGCGTGCGTCAACAACAACTTCAAGCCGGGAACAACGCCATCTACGACATCACCCATGCAGCACAACTGCTCTACAAGCGTGTGTCTGAAGACGTCGTTAAATGTCTACAGATTATCCCGGAAGAAAGCGTGTTGTATAGAATCTATGCCAACGCCATTGGAGAGACCAACATGAGCATCCTTAACAGTTTCAAGGAACTGCCCATGTACAACTTCGGTGTACGCATAGTATCTGCCATGGACGACCTCGACAGACAATATATGGAGCAAAACATCCAAATAGCGTTGAGTCAACAAGAGATCGACCTTGAAGATGCCATCGCCATCCGTAACCTTCGCGACATCGATCAGGCAGAACGCTTACTGATCCTACGAAGAAAGAAACGCCTAAAGCAAAAGCAACAGGCGCAGATGCAAAATATCCAGGCACAAGCACAAGCCAATGCTCAAACGCAACAACAGTCTACACAACTGGAGATGCAGAAGAAGCAAATGGAGTCGGAGTTTGAGATTCAAAAGATGCAAATCGAAGCGAAGATAAAAGCGCAGATGATGCAACTTCAACATCAATACGACAAAGAGATTCAAGCAATGAAGTCTCAAATTGTATTGGCGCAAATACAAGGTGGGAACTCCTTCAAGCAAAACCTTGAGGGGATGAAGGAAGACCGGAAAGATGAGCGCGTAGAAAAGCAAGCCGTTGAACAAAGTAAACTGATCGCTCAACGTCAAGGGAAGCGAGGAGAGCTTGCTGATCAAGGAGACGCCCTACAAGAAATATTCAGCAATCAATGATTTAGTACCTTTGTAAAAAGATAAAAAAAATGGGAAAATTATTTAGACAAGGTGATGCAAACCTACAGTCATTTGGACAATCGGGATTTGATTACGTCACTACAGGAACGATAGATA